GCGTGTATGTACTCACTCGAATATAAAGCTTGCAGCATGTGTGCAAGTATGATATGATTAGGGTATAGTAAGAAGAAGGTTCAAAAGGTGGTGGCTATGTTTAGAAGTGTATTAGTTGGTTCAGTGGTTTTGTTGCTTACATTGCTTACATTGGCGGCGTTGCCAGCCGTGGCGTTGGCTATGGTTTCAAGTGTTGTAGTTTTGGGGGTGGTGAGATGAAATATAAATTAGAATTGCATAAGTACGCGCCAGAGCTTAACAAGTTGCATTGCAACGGCATAGCTTTAGATACTCCAAATGTGACAACGGTAAGCGACGCGAAACGATTGCTAGGTTTTACTAAGTGCAATGGTTTTAGGAAGTGGTGCAAGATTGTAGTATCAGTGCCAAACAAGCCAAGTTTTTGCCGTGTTGTTGGTGGTTATTTTAATCACTACAGCCAGTTATCCATAGTTATGCGAAACCTTAAAGAAAGGCATAACATTCAAGGTACGGTTATAAAAATAGAAAGTATCAAAGGGGTTTATCATGTTTAGCTTTTACTTAAACGCAATTAAACACAGCAAGACGCAAGCGCAAAAACTACAGGTTATCTTATGCTTTTCGCATTGTGTGAGCATAGACAATGACGAGTTCATGGCTCTGATTAAAGAATGTAAAGGCGGTGAAGTATGAAGCTAAGAATAGACAAGCTATCAAATGATGTGAACCTATATGACAGTCTTGTGGACTTATTCAATATTGACCTATCAGAAATCAAAACACAAAGCGAACTAGAATGCAAGATAGCACAAGCCATGCCTGATGATTGTGCTGCGGTATGCATAGACTTATTAAGGTTGGCTTTGAAAGGTGGTGAGATATGAAGCATAATATGGCAAACATGAGCGACAAAACTTACAACATGATTGAGGGCGTAATGCAGGGCGCACTAGAGGACTTGGAGTTGCGATACGAAAGCTATGACAACAACCTTGATGCGATAGAGTTTGAAGCAAGGGACGGTTTTTTTCCATTCACTGAGGGCGGGCTTGAAGCAAGCGTATGGGCAATGAATAGCCACTTGGAAGGCAGCGGAACGCAGCCGTCTTTCCTGACTGATTATATCGAAGGGCTAAGCGCGGAGTTTGAAGCTGATTGGCTTAAAGATTATCCTAACTATGATTTTGAGTATGATGCCAATGACTACCGTGAGGCTCTAAGTGAATATATGGGCGTAGTTATGTTTGACGTTAGAGTGCAATTTTATGCGGCTTGCAATAGTCGCAATGATAGCGGCGAAGATGAGTTGTATTTATCCGCTGGTTATAATGTGGACGAGTATTGCCATGATGGAAGCAGGAAAGCATTAAAGTCTTGCACTTTGAAACTAGAGGGATTGACGCAAGATAAGCTCAAGGAAGCAGTAGCAAGCATGTTGGAAGCATTGGAAGCTTAGACGGCACAACACAACACAGAACCACCACCAAAAGCCTAGCCTAATAAGCTAGGTTTTTTTGTGCGTGGGTGTATAGTGGAAACTGATGGATGATGGCAGAACTATAAGAAAAGAAAGGTGTTGCAGAGTGTTGACAAGTCCTGTGGTACGTGATAGAGTTAGTCATGCCGAAAAAACAATTTAGGTACTTTGAGAGCATTATTTTTGGGGGTAATTCGCGACAGCTCGTGCCTTCGCTATTTACGACAATTTCTGAAAACGGCATACAATTCAATGATTTACCCAGCTACCCTTTAGGGTAATGCGTAGTCAAGTTGATAGTTTTATATCTTCGTGTAAAGTTGCCCTATGAAAAAGAGTGTTGATACAAATGCCGACAAGGTGGCGAAGTGGGTTAAGGATATATCCAAGCAGATACCTTATGCCATGATGTTGACCATGAATAATTTGGCGTTCAAGGCTAGGGCAAACGCAAAGAAAGATATTGAGAAGATTTTTGCTAGTCCAACCAACTATACCAAGAGTGCAGTGCAAGTTAAGAAGGCAAGTAAAGGTAAGTTGGTTACTGTCATTGGTATTGGTTCTGGTATTCGCACTGGTAAGAAGGGCGACCCAAGAGCAGGTTATCTTGCACCACACATTAACGGTGGTATGCGTTCGCAGAAGCGGATTGAGAAGTCTTTGTTTCGTGGAATAGCTGCATCAAGTGGTGCGAAGATGTGGATGCCAGCCAAAGGTGAGAAGCTTAACAAGTTTGGCAACATTCCAAAAGCAAGGCAGCTTGCCATTGCTAAAGGAGCAGTGAATAAGGGTAAAGCATTGCATAACCGCAAGTTCTTTGTGAAGGGCAGGGCGATTTACGAAAGGTATGGTCGTGGATTGAAAAAGGTTAAGCCAGTTGTTATCCTCTTTAACAATGCGAGGTATCAAAAGCGTCTTGAATTTTACAAGCCAGTGAAAGACTTGTATGCAAAAGAGTTTAGCAAGACGTTCCATACTCAATGGAATTACCTCATTCGCAAAGAAGGTCTTTCTGAAAAAGGTATGATGGTTAGTACAGGTGTTACAGTTAAATAGGGATAGGGTGATGGAATCGTGGCTAAGAAAAAGGAAGCAGAACCATACTGGTTAAACGCAACAAACATGGCAAAGGCTCTTGGCATATCAAGGGCTACATTGCAGACTTGGGGTATTCAGCCAATCAAGGTTGTGAAGGGGTGTAATTACTTTTTGGTGGAAGATGTGTTAAAGAACCGCATTGACCACCATATCCGAAAGACCAAACGAAGTGATGGTATGTCAAGTGATGATGCCAATGAAGCAATGGCAGCCGCGAAGCTTGAGGAAGTAACTGAACGTGCAGAGAACTTGGCGATTAAGAATGCACTCTTGCGAAAAGAGGTTGCGCCAATCAATGTATTAGAGACTGCTCTTGGTCAGGTCTGCGCCCAGATTGCAGCTACATTGGAATCAATACCTGTCAACGTAAAGCGCAGGAACTCGCGCCTTGAATCAAACGATATTAACATCATCAAAGAGGAGATAGTCAAGTGTCAGAATCTTGCCGCTGGTGTGTCTATTGATATGGATAAGTTAGGATGAGTGTAGGGCAAGATACTTTATTCGAGATTAAACGAACAATAGAAAGTGGATTAAAGGTGCTGCATAAGCCAGAGCCAATGTCACTTGAACAATGGGCGGAACAGAACTTTTATCTGTCTGCTGAATCATCATATATTGAAGGTAAGTGGGAGAGTTTTCCCTTCCAGAAAGCAATCATGGGCTGCATATCAAATGATGACTTGCGCGAGGTTGTTTTCAAAAAAAGTGCTCGCGTTGGGGCGACCAAAATAATGCTCGCAGCCATTGGATACTTCGCTGAACATAAGAAAAGAAACCAAGCTTTATGGCAACCAACTGATGACGATGCAGACGATTTCGTAAAGACTGAAATTGACCCTATGCTTCGTGATGTGAGGGTTATGCACTCTATTTTCCCATTCAGAGAATCCAAACATAAGAACAACACCATGCGCCTTAAAGCGTTCACAGGCTCATCATTACATATACGTGGCGGCAAGGCTGCAAAGAACTATCGTAGGTTCTCTGTGGACGTTGGTTTCATTGATGAACTGGCTGGATTTGACCATAACATTGAGATGGAAGGCGACCCAATCTCATTGGCATCAAAAAGGGTTGAAGGCGCATCCTTCCCCAAGATGGTGTACGGCTCTACACCAAAGAATAAAGGCTCGTGCATGATTTCTAAGCAGTACGATGGCTGCGAGATAAAAGTAAACTTCAAGGTGTCATGCCCTCACTGTGATGAGAAGCTCCACCTACAATGGGGTGGACGCGATGAAAGTTATGGCTTTAAGTGGCAGAAAGATAAGCCAGAAACAGTTGAATATCTCTGTGAACATTGCTCGTGCCTATTCAAGCAAGAGGACTTTCTTAAGTTTTGGCATAAAGGACGGTGGGAGACTGAATCTGGCGAGTACCTAGATGACGCAGGACGGCTGTTTAACGGTGAAAACGTACTCTTACCTACCCCAGAGAGCGTAGGCTTCCATGTGTGGACTGCATACAGCCCTATGACTACTTGGGAACGTATAGTTAAGGACTTTGAGAAAGCCAAGAGCGACCCACGCAAACTTCAAGGCTTCATTAACCTTACTTTGGGTGAAGAATGGGAACAAGACCAAGGCGAAGCTTTGGATGAGAACGGACTACTTGAAAGGAGAGAACATTATCATGGTGTTGTGCCAGATGAAGTTCTTGTCTTGACGATTGGCGCAGACACCCAAGATGACAGGGTAGAATATGCTGTAACTGGTTGGGGTGTAGGCGAGGAGAGTTGGCGTATTGATTATGTGATTCATTATGGCTCACCTTCACAGGAAGACTTTTGGAAGACGCTATATAGGCTGGTTAAAAGGTCGTATAAGAAGGCGAATGGCACTGCCCTTGAAGTGAAGTTGATGACTATTGATTCGGGTGGTCACTATACTGATGAGGTTTATGCCTTTTGCCGCAATGCAGGTCGTTCGTGGTGCATACCAACCAAAGGCTCGTCCGTTATGGGTAAGCCTATTGCAAGCTTCCCTAATAACCCGACAAAGAATGGCGTGTACCTGACAATAGTTGGCACTGATACAGCAAAGACCTTTGTTTCTATAGGCTTAAGGTAGATGAACATGGTGACGGTTTTTGTCACTTCCCAGAGGAAGACTGGTGTAACGAAGCGTACTTTAAGCAGATGACTGCTGAAAGGCGTAAGAAAAAGTTTACCAATCGTGGCGGCATGAGCTTTGAATGGTTTTGCCCCAAGGGTCGCAGGAATGAAGTGTTTGATGTAGAGGTACTCAATCTGGTGGCTATTCGACTATTGCAGCAAAAGTTCAATGTAAACTTGGAGTTACTGCAAACATTAAACACCAATGGTCAACCAGCTACCTTTATCCCACCAAGCGAAGCCGTGGGTCAGATTAGCGATGGCATAACACTATAAATATCATTTGACAAGCAGATAATGATAGATAACCTAGTCGCGATTGCTTAATGGAGGTACGTTTTGGCAGGAATTAACCTAACCCAAGCGCAGGAACAGCTTGATGCTTTTTTAGCAGCGTCCGTAGCTTGCGCTCAAAACCAAGAGTACCGTATCGCAGGTCGTGTTTATCGACGTGCCGACTTAACACAGATTCAATCCATGATTGAGTTTTGGGATAGTCGCGTTAGAGCATTGTCTCGCCGTGGTGTTCAGATTATGCAGATTACACCACTATAATGACAGATAATATTAAACCTAACCTATTAGATAAAGCAATCGGCGTATTTTCGCCAGCAAAAGCCTTAGATAGAATGAAGGCACGTTATCAGTACGGCGCACTTACAGGAAGCTACTCTGGCGCGTCTAGGACTTCTGGTGCTATGCGTAACTGGATGGTTTCGGATGGTTCTGCCGATTCAGCTACATTATACGACATTGAGACATTAAGAGAACGTTCAAGTGACCTTATTCGTAACTCACCAGTAGCAAGTGCTGCTCTGAACGTATCTGCCACAAGTGTTATCGGTTCTGGTTTGAAGCTGCAATCAATGGTTGACTTTGAACGCGCTGGCATAAGTAAGGAAGATGCTAAGATTTGGGAACGTGATGCAGAGTTCTTATTCAAGCAGTGGTCTTCAAGTGTTGAATGCGATTCGACACGCACACAGAATTTTGGTCAAATGCAAGACTTAGTATTTCGCTCTGTTTTTGAGCGCGGTGATGTTTTTGCAATACTTCCTATGTTTAAGCGCACAGGCTCACCATTTGGATTGAAGGTTCAACTGCTTGAAGCAGATAGGGTTTCCAACAAAGATGGCGTTGCTCCAACATCGACTTTGGCTGGCGGTGTTGAAAAGGACAAGTTCGGTGCTCCAACTCATTATCATGTTATGGATTCTCACCCTAGAGAAATTGGCGGCAACTCACGAAGCTGGAAGCGTATTAAGGCGTTCGGTAGCACAACTGGTCGCAGAAATGTCATCCATATCTACCGTAAACTTCGTCCGAACCAAACTCGTGGTATCCCTGCGCTTGCACCTGTAATTGAATCATTAAAGCAGTTGTCACGTTATACAGAAGCGGAACTCATGGCTGCTGTTATCAGTGGCATGTTTACCATTGCTATTGAGACACCACAGGAAGAAATGGGTGCGTATGGTGATGGAACAGGTGCTCAAAAGTCTGCTCCAAATGAACTAAAGCTTGGTAATGGTGCGATGTTTAGGTTGAATGCAGGTGAGAAAGCGACTACGCTTAATCCTGGTCGCCCTAACGCTCAATTCGACCCATTCTGCCAATCTATTCTACAGCAAATTGGCATGTCATTAGAAATACCTTATGAAATCCTAATTAAACACTTCTCATCTTCTTATTCAGCTTCACAGGCTGCATTACTTGAAGGATGGCGTGTGTTTAATACTCGCAGAGATTGGATTGCAGATTCATTCTGTCGTCCAGTGTATGAATCATTCATTGGTGAAATGGTGGCTTCGGGTCGCTTACCTGCTCGTGGATTCTTTGAAGACCCGTTCATCAAGGCTGCTTATGTTGGTTCAAGCTGGGTTGGTCGTCCTGTTGGGCATATTCGTGAAGATATGTCAATCAAGGCTGCTAAACTTCGTATTGATGCAGGTCTTTCTACTCGTCAACGCGAAACTGCACTTATCAATGGTGAGGATTGGGAAAACGTGTACGAACAACTACGTCACGAGGACAAAATCGTTGCGGAACATGATAATGAATTAGAGCATGAACGTATTGAAAGTGAACTGGATGCCCAAGGCGACCCACTTGACAATATGGAAAATGATTCTGATGCAGAGGATGAAAAATGAAACTAATTGACATTATGACAAGTGCGTGGGCTATCGAACCTGCAAAGCTTGAAGAAATTACAAGTATCTATAATGCTCACATCAAGCGTGAGAAAATAGACTTGGAAGCGTTGGAAGCACGGATAGGCAAGCCACTAGGAAGCACGGAACAGGGTTATACGGTACGCGAAGGCGTTGCTGTCATACCAGTTCACGGGGTAATTTCTAAACGGGCAAATATGATGCAAAAAGTATCAGGCGGCGTATCCACTTCCCTTATTATGCGTGACTTCGACGCAGCCCTCGAAGATATTACTGTTGATTCAATCTTGTTTGACATTGAATCGGGCGGTGGTGCAGTTGATGGTACACCAGAGCTTGCTAGAGCAATCTTTGAAGCTCGTGGCACTAAGCCAATCAAGGCTTATGGTAATGGTATTATGTCAAGTGCTGCTTATTGGATTGGTGCTGCTGCTGATGAAGTTATCACAGGTGCTACTGCTACAGTTGGCTCTATTGGTGTGATTACACAGCATATTGATGTGTCTGAACGTGATAAGAAAGAGGGCATTAAGCGCACTGAAATCTTTGCAGGTAAGTATAAGCGTATCGCGTCTGATACCGAAGCCTTGACAGATGAAGGTAAAGCTGACATACAAGGAAAAGTTGATTATTTATACTCATTATTCGTATCTGACGTTGCAGAGTTTCGCGGCGTGAGTGAAGATGTAGTTATTAAGAACATGGCTGATGGACGTACATTCATTGGCAAACAAGCTTTAGATGCAGGTCTAGTTGACGGTGTTTCAACTTTAGATGCTGTCATCGAAGAAATGGCAGGCGGTGACTTGCTAGAAAACGAAGAAAACAAGGAGATAGTAATGGCTGAAAATAAAGACATTACGTTTGAATCACTTGCTGAATCACACCCAGAAATCGTTGAAGCTATCCGCAAGGAAGCTTTTGAAGCTGGTGTTTCACAAGAAAACGAACGTGTAAAAGCTGTATCTGATATTGGACTTGCAGGGCATGAAGCTTTGATTCAAGATTTGATGTTTGATGGCAAAACAACTGGCGAACAAGCTGCTGTAATGGTACTTAAAGCTGAACAAGAAAAGGGCAAGTCTATGATGGCTAACCTTGAAAGTGATGCTGTTGAAGTGAATGCTATTGATGCTTCCGCTTCTGAT